ATGCACCGTTAGCATGTATTGTATTTACAATAGTATATTGGACAGTTATAATATCACCATCCCTAAGTTCCTCACCGATACTTCCATCACCAAAATAGAGTTCGGTAAATCCGTCTTCGTTTTCTTGCGTGAAGTACACCTTACTGGTGGATAGGACATTTGAAATATCACTTGCAAGTGCGTGTGCAGTTGATACCCCGCCAGAGTTAACTGAAACGGTCATTGATTGTCTATCAATTCTTGATTGACTTAATACAAACTTAGGATTAGGTTCCTGTCTATCGTAAACAAATACGTCACTCGCATTCAGTCCCTGTTTCAATTGTACATTAGTGTATGAAAAACTCTTACCATTTGGTTGAGGTGTTACACCCGCATAACATACAAAGGTATAACTTTTACCGTCATATACTGTGTTGAATCTTGTCCCTGCTGGGATTGTCATTTCATTTGCACTTGGATATGTGCCATCGGGGTTTCTTACATTATTTACTGTAATATCACAAATTGCTGTAGCAGCTGATTCTGAAGCAGGGATAAAACCTAAATCTTTTGCACGTGATACCACGTTCTTTCTAATTTGTGCAGAATCCAAAAACAATTCTGAAGCTGCAATGTTTGTATTTACTGCGCCAATGTGCGATGAATATGCGAGTAAATCTACCAACATCGAAAGTGTCGAACCCTCAAAGTTATAATCTTTTAGACTATCCTGTCCTTTTAAGTAACTTTTTAAATTTTGGCTTATGTCCTCAAAATCTAAATCAGTTACGTTTAGGGATGAACTTTTTACTGTTGACATTTGGTTTCCTCTATCTCGCTCTCGTTATGGTGAAATCCATCTCTTGGGATTGAGCATTATTTTTTATGTTATAAAATACTGTTATATTCAGTTCGTTTCTATCAGACACCTCACCAAATGATATCTTAACATTCTGTACCCTAGGTTCAAAATCTTCAATTATTTTTTTTATTTTAGATGCCGAGCGGTTTTGAGCTCTAGGACTATTATTTTCAAATAACTGATTTCTGATATTAGAACCTAAACTTGGTTTGAAGGGTCTCTCATAAAAGTTGGTCAGAACTATATTTCTTACTGAACGTCTTATTGCGTCACTATCATACTTAATAGTAACGTCTCCAGTAATTGGATGTGGTTTAAATCTAAAATCTATATCTGAATAAATTCTAGAATTTGCAACGTTCTTTGCTTCTGATTTTAAGTCTGCCATACTTCTATTTATACATCAACAGCATATGTCTATGAAGGTTTCTTCGTTTCAGCTGGAGCGCCCGAACCTGCTCCACCAGCACCACTGAAGTAGTTGTGTGTATGAGTTGCAAGTGTTGGCGAGTTTCCTGCCTTAGTATCAATATCACCATCGGCACTAATTGTTGATTCGTTTGTTTGTTTACCTGTAATATGAACTGTACCGTCCACTGTTAAATCCGTAGTCATCAAAGTTGTGGGTGAAGTAAATGTGGTGTCACCTACTACATTAGCATTAAGTGTTCCACCTATTTGTGCGTCAACTAGACCTGTTATATTTGCAGTTACATCTCCACCTACGGTTGCATTTACATTTCCGTCTACCATTAGGTCTGTATGACCTGCTACATAGATATCTGCATTACCTGTTGCTACTGCAATTCTGACATTACCCTTTTCGACAGAAACATCTACGTTACCACCGACAATTAGTTTGTCGTCTTTTGCGACTACTGTATAATTATCATTTACAATTCTAGTTACCTGAGACCCATCAGGATGTATTTCATAGAACGTTCCACTTCTATGTTCAAGTGCTATACGTTCTGCACCAAGGGTGTCATCAAGTTCAATGATATGACCCGACTCAGTAGTCATTGATTTGTTATAGGGGTAAACAGGTTTAGCGGGTGATACTGGGAATGCCCATTCCTCATCCACTATTCTTTTCTTTGTATTATCTGTAAAGATTTCTTTTGTGTTTACATGTTTTAGATTCTCAACTTCGGGTTCTGAATTTGTAATTGTCTGAGTTGATTCTTTAAGTTTTGTAAAACTTCTATGGGTGTATGTTGCGATGCCTGTTGTGTTATCATTTAAATCTGAAGCATCATAATACTTGGGGTAGTATGGTAAGTCCTCTTCGGTAAGTTCAACTTCTTCTATTGTAGAACCTGTCCCATCATAGTTTAGTGTAAGAGACTTTACATGTTTAGGTGCTGTGTCTAAAGCAGTTGTAAGACCAAACGTTCTTGATGTGTCATGGACAGGCGTTTCCCCATCGGGGGTATCGACATAATCTTCAACTGTCAATCGTCTTGGGTCATTGAAACCATCTTCTACAGTTCTCTGTATCAATTCATCTTTTAAGGTAATACGAGAACCTTGTGCGGGCATACCTGCTGTAACACCTAGTACCACAGGGTCTTGCATGTATTCCTCGTCTCTCCAAAATCCAAATACCGTAGACCCTTCTACGAGACCGTTACCTCTACCGAATCCTGAAAGACCTGCTTCGGTGGTTGGAAGTATGACTTGAGCCCATGGTAAGTCGGGGGTTGCGATTGCATCTTTTTGATGCGTATGTGAACCATGTACACGAACACGAACCCTACCAATCATCAACGGGTCTTGTCTATCTTCTACTATACCATACCAAAATTTCATTATACTTTCCTCGGAGCAGCTGTATTATCTAACGGAGTATAATCTGCTATCTTTCTTGCGTAACTTTCTTTTACACATTCAATGAACAATTTACCCACCTTGTCAGCAGGTACACCATTCACACATATGTCTGTAATCAAATATCTGTTATCATTCATTTTATCTGCAATGTCCACACCACCTGTTGAAGATTGCGGTGGGGGGATATCTAACTTAATAACTGTTCCAACACTCAAGTCTGTTCTTAGAGGTATTGTAATTATGATTCTATTTTGTTGTAGAATTTCTAACATTGCTCTACGTTCTAGTTTAGCTGTATCGACTTTGGCAGACCATCCTTTAAAGGTTTCCTCTTCGTCTAGAGTGGTTGCGTTATCGTATGCATGAATCATTCTAGTGTCTGAAATTCTAACCGCATCGTACTTATATCCTAGATTAGTATCTACATCTTTGTCACTAACTGCTGGAGATACTTTTGCATCGACTACATTCTCTGTTGTAAGGACTTTTTCAAAGACCTCGTTTTGTCCACCTGTTCTAATCATTGGATGACCCGAAAGGTGTCCTTCTGAATTTCTTGAAAAAACTTCATCAATAGAGTAAAGGTCAATTTCTTCTACTTTTCTTATAGGGTCATATGTCAATTGAGTTGATGCATAAGCACCCCCAATCATTCCCCTTAAAGTGTCTGCTCGTTGCGGGTGTTCAATCGATTCAATAACGGTATTAACCCCACCATCAGCATTTGCATCTATATCTGCAGTTTTGGTATCTCCTTGTCTAGACCCATACGAAAATGTAAGAGGAAATTCTTGTTGGAACATTTCATCAATACTTTTAAAACAGAAACCACCATTTAAGGTTTCGTAAAAGAACATACCATTCTGATATGTTGCGTTATCAGCCATACCTTTGTCACTGTTGTTCACACAAAAATCTATGAACTTATCAATCGTCCAGTTAGGTAAAACCATTTGTTGGTTTTCGGGTTTAGTGTCTTCCCAATGAACGAATTCCTCTGTAGGTATGTGACCTTCTTCGATAAGAACGTTCTGCAACATCTTATCATATGAACCACGCATGACTCTAGATACTCTAGTATTTCTAGCAGTAAACATCCGTGGGTCACACACTTTGAGAACATAGGATTGAGTTGATTGGTCAACTCTATTAATTGCACTAATCTTGTAAACTTTTAAATCTCTGTCAATACTGAATTCTTCAGCAGATTCTTCACCCATGCCTTCAATCTGTTTGATTGAAATACGAATGTACTCATCACCAACAATCTTAAAATTTTTCAATAAATCAAGACCATCAATAATATGGATATCACCCGTAACGAACTTATTGTAGATACTTTCATACAGACGAAACATTAGAACTGAATTCTGTATGTCTACGGATTCACCTTCTTGGTTCACTAAATTTATGGCATCGATGGTAAATACACCACCTTGCATATTTTTCTTTTCAGTCATAATTACGCCATTATGCGTTCAAACTCGGATACAACTCTTCGTATGAATTCGGGTCTGATAACTTTGATAGTTCTTTTCTTTTCGTTTTCTTCCAGTTCTTGGTGTTGGAAAGTTTGAGGAACCCAATTACCTGTTTCAGTTAAATCATTATTTAAACGTATCCCCGCATCAAAGGCATCAGCATTATAATAGTATGCAGTCGCATCTCTACTTTCTTGCACTGAGTTTGGTGTAAATGATTTGGTGCTGTTTAATCCTGTAACTTCTTGGTTTGCTTTAAACTTTTGACCATTGACCGTCTCTACCCATATGCGTTTAAATGTTGGGTCTACTTTTAACACCTTACCTTTAGCACTTCCCTGTGATACATCTTCCCCTACTAAAAATTTACTGGTTGATGATACTATGTCTGTACTGTTTGGTGCAACTAGAACTTGTCCACGATATTTGTCATCTAAGTAGTTTTCAAAGGTTTGATTGTCCATATGCCAATCATAGTAATTAGTTATCTCATTAGCAAGAAACAAAGTCCAATGTAAGTCACCGTCACCGTATAGTTTTGATGCAATAATATCGGGACGTTCTCCGTCTTGAATTTCGTAGACAGTGTAATCAACTATATCACTTAACGTGTTTCCGTTTATTTGTGCTTTACGGAAGAAGTCTTTGATGGTAACAATTCTACCATCAGAAAGTTTATATTGTATTTCGGGAAAGTTTTTATATAATTGGTTAGCCATTACCCATCACCTCTTGTTTGTCTATCACGAATACTGTAGTCAGCACCAGTAATAGACTTATCCCCAACTGGGGAAATCTTTTGGAAGTTCTCTTGAGTAACAATTTTGATTTCTGTAAAGTCTAACTTCATAGCAGACTTGGTTGGTTGACCATTCTCAAAAAAACCTAATTCTGTGTCACCGTGTTGGATGTCGCAACCTGTACAAACCATTGGCATAAAACCGTCTAGTCTTTCTGCAATAGGGCCTTCCCATTCTACATCAAATACATTTGGGTAGTTAAAGAAGTTTTCGTTTTCTGTTGTTTCAGACGTACCAAAAGTATCGGGTAACATTGCAGTTCTAAAGTAGTACATGATTTGCTGAACCATGTCTGCTTCTTCCTCAGAACGTGGATAGAATTCATACTGAAATGAGAAAGAACGAAATCCAATACCTTCTAACAACTGTTCTTCCATCGGGTTAACTGCTCGTCCAGCATTCATGTTCATGAAATCACCTGTAGCAGAATTCATCAATTTGTTTATAGCAGCTCCTGCCATGTTTTTAACTTCACCCGCAAATTGTTCTAGGTCACCACCACCACCAAAGAAGTTGCCAGATTCACCCCCATCAAACATATCTGCAAGTCCACGGATACCTGTACCAAAACCTTGAGTCTTATAGTTAACGGTGAAGTTACTTGCTAAATGTTCGGGTTTAACGTACATTGCTATTTCTATATCTTCTTTAGATAATAGGTTAGCTGCATTTGCACCTTCTCTTGCCTCACGAGCACGTGTTCTGAAAATAATGTAGTTATCTAGTTGGTCATATAGTGGATACTGTAAGTCTCTTGACCCGCTTGAAGGAGTTTTTTTAGCAAGACCCTTTGCTTGGTTTCTTGCATCTAAGTTTTTTTCTAACGAAGACCGTCTTTTTTCCAAAGTTCTTTTTGCTTCTTCTGCCTGTTCCCCTAATTGGTCAAGGATAGATGTCTTATTAATATTCTTTAGTTTACTTTGAATACCCTTGGCAGAGGAGACAGCGGACTTTGCTTGATTGACCTTGTCTAGTAATTTGCTTAAACCCATAAATACCTTCGTTATTAATTATATTGGTGTTATATCTATTTATGTCTTACAGTGGCAAGTTCAAACCTAAAAACTATAAAAAATACAAAGGTGACCCTACTAAAATATACTATCGTTCTCTTTGGGAGCGTAGATTCATGGTTTACGCTGATTCAAACCCCAATATCATTGAATGGGGGTCTGAAGAAATCGTTATACCTTACATTTCCCCTCTTGATAAAAGAAGACACAGATACTTCCCCGACTTTTACATTAAGTATGTAAATACTTCGGGACAGACTGTACGGGAAATCATAGAGGTCAAACCTAAGAAACAACTCAAACCGCCTGCTAAACCACAGCATAGAGTTTCCAAGAGATATTTAATGGAAGCACAGACTTATGCGGTCAATCAGGCAAAATTCAAAGCAGCAGAATCCTACTGCAAAGACAGACGCTATAAATTTCGCATATTAACTGAAGACCATTTGACCTAAATGCATAAATAGATGTATGGGACAATTACTGGATGACTTAAACAACGAAAAACCAAGTGAACTTCGTCAACGTAGTCAAGACAGTTTGAATTGGTTCCGTAATAATTTAAGACAGATACGAGTGCGTTCTCAATCTTTGCTAGATGAAGTCGGCCCAACCACAACAAGAGTTGAAATGGGTAAACTTTACATGTTTTTTTATGATGCAAAGACTAAGGCAAAGTTACCTTACTGGGATTACTTTCCTCTCTGCATTCCTATCAAAAGATATGATACTGGGTTCATGGGTTTGAATCTTCATTACCTACCACCAAGATATCGTATTAGATTGTTAGATGCATTGTACACTAATGTAGAGGACGGTGGATTTGATATCAACTATAAGATGGTGCAAAGTGTAGGTGCATATCGTTGGGCAAAACCTTGCGTGAAGCAATACCTAAATGGTTACTTCGATAGTTACATAAAAGAGGTTGAACCCAAGTATTGGGATATGGTGTCCATGTTACCAACAACAAAGTTTAATATAAATGCGAACACAGTATACGCTGAAAGCATGAGGAAGATTTAATGGCAATAGAAAACCTAATTAATAAAGGTATCTCCACGTTTCTAGGTGGGGATGATAAGGGAACTGGTATCGATAGGTTTGTATCAAACTTTGATACTGGTGCAAGAGCAAATAGATTCCAAGCAGACTTCTTTGGCCCAATGGGGTTATCGTTAGAAGGATTACGTTGTGATACTGCTTCATTGCCAGGAAGAACAATCGAATCTACTCCATGGTCTGAATACGGACAAAAACGACAAATGCCCAATGCAGTCAACGATGGTGGTGAAACCATATTTACTTTTAATTGCGACCAAGCATTCGCTGATAGACTCATCATCGAAGCATGGCAGTCTTTAGTATTTACTGCTGGAGAAGGTAGTCAGTTGCAACCAACATTTGCATATTACAACGATTACATTGGACAGGTTGATATAACTCAGTACAGGACTGACGGCGGTTCTGCGTTGAAGTATAAATTATATGAATGTTATCCGAAAACATTTGACGCAATGGCGTTAGACGCAAATACTCCCGATAGTATTTTGAAGTTCAGTTGTACAATGGCATACAGAGGGTGGGAAGTAGAATATACAGAACCACCAGCTTTATCGGGACTAAATAAAGGAAGAAGGGCACTTAATGCTGTTATGGAAGGACTATCAGTCGCTTCTAGATTTGGTAGTAAAGGTGATAAACTTCTTGGAAAGTTAACCAAAGCAGATACTAATCTTGGTAAGATTAATAACGTATTCGGCAATGGTAACTAATTATATAATTGAGGAAATAAATTATGGCATTACCAATACAAAGTGCACCAACTTATAAATGTGTACTACCAAGTGATGGTCAAGAAGTAACATTCAGACCATTTCTAGTAAAAGAACAAAAAGTTTTAGTAATTGCAAAAGAAGGTGAAGACCAAAGCAGGTCACTTGCTTCAATAAAGCAGATGATTAAGGCAG